ATACATAAACCTATACATTTGTTGGTGTATGATCATTTGAATTGATAGGACGTATTAATTTGAATTCGCTATCAATTCGGTCACATAAGTCAGAAGAGCACACGGTTTCGCCTACAACCTCGTCTTCATATGTTTCCTCTGCATAAGCTCCCTTTACGACGGTTTCTTTTTTCGAATCACCAGCAAAGAACCCTTCTTTGCGTCCACCTACAAACGAATCAGTATCACTGTGTTCATGAATGTGTGTGTGGTCCGCGATTGAAAGAGCTATACCGTCATTTAAACCGGTAGTACTCTTAACACCAGCACTAATAGTTAAGTTAATAGTATCATCAACACTATCAATAGCAACTACTTTATTACTAGGGAGTATTAATTCACTAGTAGTATCAAGAGTTTCAGTGGTAGTAATGGTAATATACTTAAATCCAACATTATTATCATCAGGTTTATATTCTTTTGAGTCAGTGGTAACATCGATAACATCAACAATATTATACGACACTGTATTATCGATAGATGATGCATCTTCAAATGTAATAGTATTATTAGTAGTATCAATAGAAGCTACTTTATTGACTATACTATCATTATTAGTAGTATCAGTATACTTTATATAATCTCCTTGTGTAGGTGCAGTAGTACCATCATCACTTGAAGTAATAATTTGGATAGTGCTATTAGGAATGGTTTCAGTTATCTTATCATTATCAGCAACTCCTATAGTAATTGTATCTGTGGCATTTTTTATAAGCGTATGTTCATCAAATGTATCACTTGCATTATCATCTGTTAATACGGATTTATTTAAAGGAATGTCGCCTGCCTTAACAGTAGTGTCAACTGGTTTAACAGTAATCAGTTTTGTCTCCTTAACATAAGGACCAACCGTGTTTACCTGAATAGGAAGAACAATAGGTGTATTACCTTCTTTGAATCCTTCGTAACTTTGTTCCATTAATACTATCATTAATGTGGCAAAGAACAATCCAGCTAACGGATTAACTAATGAAGCAATAATGACAGCACCAACAAATAAAACCTTACCTAACAAGGTATTGCTAAATCTTACTAAAGCCGAAGGTCTAGTATATAGTAAAACTAATACTATAACTAATGTTATAATTTCGGTATTCATCTTCATATAGATTATATTTAGATTTTTTAAGGATATTTATAAAATAATAATATCTTATTTTCATATAGACAAATGAGTTATTTAGCATTATGTGCTGCTCCTTTTGATAATAATGAAATACAACATCCTATTAACTCAGAAAAAAAACGGAATGGTAAAAATAAAACCCTAAAGAAAGCTATTAAAGAACCGATGGAAAATAAGGCTAAAAAAGTTACAAGTGCAACCATATCAAATTTACATCAACAACCCGAAAATACAGATACTTCTATGACTAATTTTACACCACCTTCGCCTGCTAAACCATCCACAATGACCGAAGAAGACAAGGATGAAAATGAAGAAAATGGAGAAACAGAAACTGTTAATCATTCAGAACCAAAACCTGTTGATTCTCCTGTAAGTTTAGAACAATTTACTACCATTGATAGTAGTCAAGCAAACGATTATTTTAAACAACATGTTCCTTATTATACTCAAATGAGCGAACATCCCATTTCGAGCAAAGATGAACTACTTACTAAACTAGATAAAATCCTACATCTTTTACAAGAACATAAAGACGAGCAAACAGGACATGTTACAGAAGAATTAGTTCTCTACTCCTTTTTAGGTGTCTTCATTATATTTATTGTTGATTCTTTTGCTAGAGCAGGTAAATATATGAGATAGTTTAGGATAATATAAAACATTTAGAAGGGGGTAAAGTTTCACTAATATAATTATAAAAATAATATGCTCCATTTGTTATTAAGAAAGGTTTCGTATTTACTTTTGACAAATAATTACATATAATTACATTTGCACTACTTTCGTCCATTATTACTTTGTAGGCTTTTATTTTCTTACAAAATAATTTCAAAGCGTGTGTAAAACCAACTACGAAAATATTTGTATCACATTCCTCTAAAGAACAGAGTAATTCAGCTGTTTTTTGTTTCTCATAATAAGTAGCAGAATCCTTAAATATATAAACACTAATTAACCGTTTATTTACAAAAATCCCATAAATCGATATATTATTTGCCTTCATATTTGCTGCTAGATTTGTTAAATCGGGTAATATTGTACAAAGTAAACTAGGTTTTTTTGAATTTACAAAATCAACAAATATATTAATATTTTCAATAGATATTTCAATTACTTTATACATATCGTGTGGAAATGTAATTAGTGGTATTTGTTCTGTATTAAATGCCTTAATATTAAAAATAGTTAATGGAACAATGTATGTTAGTTTATTTTCACGCTTGAATAAATAGGTTTTTATTTTAGGATAGTTTCTACTAACATTATAATAAAAGGTTTGAATACATTTATTTGCAATATTTTTCTTACGCATAGCGTCTACTACGCATAAGTTATCCACATAATAAGTGTCAAAACGATGTTTATTATTTAATGTAACATTTAATGAGCGTGCACTCATTACAGAATAATAAACTTCTTCTTTTTTACCGTCCATAAGTTTTGGTTCAATATATAAATTTACATAAGAAGGATGATTTGATGCTTTTAATGGTTCGGTTATGTTGTGATTTTCCGGGATATATTCAACTATTCCACTGTTTCGAACAAAATTAGTTCTAATAAAATTGCAGAAATTTTCTATTTGTTTATCGGTTAATTCATCAAAACGATAGGTTTTTATGTCTATAATATTAACATAACTATTAATTTCAGGTGGATTATGGTTAATAATTGAATTTAATTTTAATCTTCCAAAAACGTTATATATATGATTAACCGGTTGTTTACACCAAAAAGGGTATCTTATTCTAATATATAATTTTGTAAATAATATGATGGCTATTACTATTAATATGATGTATAAATACCACATATTAATAATTCATTTTATTTAATTAGGCTTTTGTAAAACGTAAATATATTGAGCAAAGTATCCACATTTGTCTAATTCTTCATATTCAGATAAGATAAAACCACTATCTTTGGCTTGAGATAATATTTCTTTTTGTGTCGGTATAAATATTTTATGTTCATTTTTGCGAACGTCTCCATTTTTAAGGTTTTTAAATTCTTCATTCATTATTGCTGTTGATTCAGCAGAATCCATTTCATAATTAGATTTATATTCATAATCATAGAATTTAACAACAGTGCTTGTAATTCTTTCTTTGGAATATTTTTGTGGAGATACAATTTTAAATGGATTTCCTGCTGGTATGATTGGGTCAAAATTATCTCTGTCTACTAAATGCAATATTAAATGACCTCCTGGTAATAACCATTCGTAACAATTTTTGAAAAATGTTCGCTTGTCTTCAAAGTAGTAAACTGTGAAATATAAACAGGTGATGTGTGTAAGTGTTTGGTGTTGAATCGCCATTGAATTCATAGCATCTTTCACTTGATAATCATTGTTAGGATAATTAGTCTTTGACTTTTTAACCATAGCAGGTGATATATCGATTCCTGATGCAGATTTACTAGTTTTGCTGAATAAGTTTACATGATGTCCTGTTCCAGAACCAACATCTAGAACGGAACTATTTTTGTTAAAAGTAGTATATTTTTTTATAATTTCTAATTCACAATTATTTTTCGGTTGATAATACACTAAATCGTCGTATAAATTTACATAAAAATCATCGTATATTTCTTCTGGGATTTTTTTAACGACAAATTCACCTGTTTTTTCAAAACCTTCTTTAATACCTAAACTATTGCGGGCATTATTCAAAAGCACAACAAAAACTAATATAGCAAGTAGAATGTAAAAGAGTTTTTCAAATAACGGTTTTTTATTAAATTTTTTCATTGACAAGAATTTATTTATTTTGTTTAAAAACTTCATATATATATGTATTAGATGTATATTTTTTGTATAAAAGTTAATATATGAGTGATACTGATATTAATGATGTAAGAAATATAAATGAATTCAAAGGAATTACTTTTTCTAAATTTCAAAAAACAAAAGTGAAAAAAGAATTATTATCTTGTTTATCTGCTGGTAAGGTAGAATCTGCTTGTTACTGGAGCGGTGAATTGATATGTGCAGGACAATTTTTTGATTTATGGGAAACTATTATTTTATATATAAGCCGATACATACATTTAGGCAACCCACGTTTACCTATCTATATTGCTATGCGATTTGATAATTTCAAGTCTATTTTAACAAATGGATACTTGGATAATGAAATACGGCTTCGCAATAATCCTAAAATACGCCAATTGTTTGCTGAAATAGTTAGTGTTCTGTGTTTTTCAAAGAAAAAACACACATTTGAACCAGTGAAGATAAAAAAGACGGAAGAATTTGATATGACATTTATAGCTAGTAAATTAAAAGCACCAAATGTGAATTATGCACAAAAAATATTTCTACAAACTGATCCGAAAGAATTGTTCATAGCTATTAATGAATTGGGATTTCATATATCAAATAAATCGCGTAACAATGTAAGTGCATGTTATTGGTTAGAATGGCTTCTTGAATATCATGCTATTTGTAAAAAACGTAAAGAAAAATGTGAATGCGAACGTCGTAATTTTGCTTCGGTTCAAGATAAATATCAGATGGATCCTGTTTGGCTCATATGGGATACTATATTAATGGAAAGTGGTTTAAGAAACAATAAAGCTATTGATAAAATTATTAATGCATTATTGAATATATTTTGTATTAAATACACTAGCGGTGTAACTAAACGAAGACGTTTTTTAATTTATTTTGCTATTTCTCTCCTTACTGAAAATGTGGATCTAACTAGTGAGATAAGTTCTACTTCGAACAAAAGCGCAATTCAAAATATAGTTAAGAAAATCGATAATGTTGTGTATCGCGAAATAAAGAAAAATGAAGAATCTCCAAATACGGATTACTTGAATCACGGTGTTGCAGGAAAAAGTAATTTAGATAAAACGATTGAACGTCTAGAAAAAATGAATAACTTAAATGGTATATAATAACCTAAAATATTTAATAGATTATTATATTATATGCAATATGAATTAAGTGATATAAATGAGTTACTTAAAAATAGTAAAATATCATATATTTTTTCCGATAAATGTCCTATTACTGTAAAGGAATGTCCTGATTTAGACCACGCGTTTCAAGATACAAATCTCAATATAGTTATTAAAGAAGGTAATAATTTTGCGTCGTGTCTTGGTTGTTATCTTGATAAAGATGAAGATCGTATTCATATAAGTGGTTCTTGTAGTGCTAAAATTAGTAGAAAAAAAGGTTACAATAGCTTTATTAATATTATATTATTTTATTTTGCTATTGAAACAGGAGTCCGATATATTACCGCCGATACAAACACTAAATCACGACCTTTGATGGAAAAATATTTGAACGCTGATTGTAGCGATGATTATATTGAACCTTTTTATGATAATAATTGTACAGTAGATACAGAGGATACGAATACGCGTCTAATTGTAGAGAGAAATTTAATGAAGCTAATTAACAAATTCACTGAAAAAATGAAGAGTAAAACGAAGAGTAAAAGTAAAACGAAGAGTAAAAGTAAAACGAAGAGTAAAAGTAAAACGAAGAGTAAAAGTAAAACGAAGAGTAAAAGTAAAACGAAGAGTAAAAGTAAAACGAAGAGTAAAAGTAAAACGAAGAGTAAAAGTAAAACGAAGAGTAAAAGTAAAAGTTTTAAAAATTGAATTGGTTTAATATTTAAGTATTAAATCAATAAACTAATGTAAAATGGCTTGTTTCGATACGGTATTTTGCAACATTCATCCAGGGACTAATCAATGTGAAATATGTTGCGAACCGGCATATTTTAATATTAATATTCCACAAAAACCTCATGCTACAAAACCATCGATGGAATTATTTGAATGTGGGCACGGTGTTTGTAATAATTGTTATGAAAAAATGTGTGAAAAAAAACAATTTAACTGTCCATTTTGCAGAAAGACTGGTGTATTAACACCTGATTTTAATTACGCGGTGGCTTTATCATTACAGACACATGGATATAATGTGTCTAGTGGAACACCTGTGAAAATAATTAATACTTGGAGTGAATTTCTCGAAGAACATAATTATAACTTTGATTTGCTCGAGAAACGAAATAACAAATTTATGCAACTTTATCGCCAAATATTAAATACATACAATGAGAAAAAACGAAAACAGGTAATTTTAAAACAGAAAAAACTAAAAATAGAAAAACAAAAGGAAGAGAAACAAGCACGCGAATTATCACGAAAAAATGCTTGTTGTCCACATTGTGGTAAAAATACTTTTAATAGTGAAAAACAGCTTCAAATTCACATTAAAGCAAAACATTAAATAAGTATCCTCCTGCGATTATTATGTCTTCTTTATAATTATAAAGAATGGATAGTCTGGTAAATCCTTCGACTCGCCTGTCCCACCAGGAACAATTTTGTTAACGGGAGTACCAGAAAATATATTTATGGACGATGAGGAGGAGCCGGAGGAGGTTATTGATGAGCTCATATTATTAAAAGGACCTCCGTTTCCTCCGTTTCCACCATTCAGACTACTCTTGTAGTTGTTCCATGTTGGAACGGTTGTATATTTTTCATTTAATTTATCAATACCATCCGTTAACGGCTTATGTGTGTTGCTGTCGAGATCAGTACCAAATACTCCACCAGCACCACCCATTGATACGGTCGGGCCGTTATTTCCGATAGTTGTTTTCCAATTATGTTTATAGGTGCGACCGTATGTGCTGCCCATACTGTAAAATTCACGTGACCACCATGTTCCCTGTGCTCCAGCGTTACCATTACTACCAGTTACACTACCACTTCCACTAGATGACCCCCCTGCCGCCCCAGTACCGGCGTTACTGTGTTGGTTGACGCTGTTCCACCAAGCTTGTCCCATGGCGGTCGATCCGGCGCTGCCCCCATAAGGATTTGAGTTGCCGTAGAGAGTAGTGTAGGAATCAGGTGCTGGATATCCAGGCAATGGCGATGAACCATTATTACCAACATTACCATTTTTATAATTTTCTATGGATGTAGACCCGTCAACAACCGTTCTACTTCCATTTGCTGTTAGTTGAAAAGTAATACTATTTCCTGTTGTTACTGTTTCTTTTTTCCATCCTGATGACGAACCACCACCACCACCACCACCACCCAAATAATTTATAAATCCGTATTTCCACGAATCACTAAACTCTGATTCCCCCAGATAAAGACCAAGTATGTCAAATTTCGAGGAGCTGATTGGGTATACCGACCATGTATAATCAGACCCTTGGGTGTTGGTGTATAGAGCACCGGAGGGACGTGTGTGGTGGCTCGTGCTGGTG